TTAATAATGGAGTTTTGTTATGCTACCTAAGATTTCCCATCCTATTTTTGAAGTAAAAGTGCCATCAACAGATAAGCTAGAAAAGTTCAGACCATTTCTAGTTAAAGAAGAAAAGATTCTTCTCATGGCAAAGAGCTCTGAGGAACCATCTGATATCCTCAGAGCCATTAAGCAAGTTGTAAACAACTGCGCTATATCAGATTCATTTGACGTTGACAAGCTCACAATGTTTGATCTTGAATATCTATTCCTACAACTAAGAGCTATTTCCGTAGAGAATGTGGTAAGAGTTTCCTATAGAGATAATGACGATCAAAAGGTCTATGATTTTGAGATTGATCTAAAGAATGTAAATGTTCAGTTCCCTGAAAACGTAGACAAAGTCATCAAGGTTACCGATGATATGGGTATCAAGATGAAATATCCACCAGCATCACTCTTTGATGATAAGGATTATTTCAAGTCTGGTGACCAAGCCTACTATGAACTAATCCTTCGTTGTATTGATACTATTTACTCTGGCGATGATCTATTCAATCCATCTGACTACACCAAGGAAGAACTAGAAGCATTCCTTGATGACTGTGGTATCAAGACATTTGAAAAGATTCAGAACTTCATGAATAATATTCCAAAGCTTTATTACAAAATGGAATACACAAATGCCAATGGTAAACCCAGAACAATTGAACTAACAAGTCTATCGGATTTTTTTACATTGGGCTGAACCATAATACACTAGAGAACTACTATATCTCTATGTTTGCTTTGGTGCAGCATCATAAATATTCTGTTGCAGATATTGAAAACCTAATACCATTTGAACGTGATTTCTTTGTTGAGATGCTCCTGCAATTCCTGAAGGAACTTGAAGAACAAAGGAATCGGAACAATGCCAGCTAGACCAACCCCAGAGGATGATGAACCAGTAGGATCTAGATTAGAACCAGATAACCAATACTCTAATTCATCCTTTTTGCCTCAAGGCCATTATACCAATACTCAGAGTACAAGTCAACAAAAAAGTGTATCTCAAGCAGAAGTTGAAAAACTTATTGCAGAAGCAAATATTAAAAAACAAGATGAGCATTGGGTAAGGGCATATTGGAGACCAGCTATGGGTTGGCTCTATATGGTCATCTGTGCTTTTGATTTTATTATCTTTCCATTGATTACAATATTTTTACCTGTAGTTGCTAAGTTATTTGGTTTTAATGCAGCATCAACTGTGTGGGTAAGTCTCACATTAAGCAATGGTGGTCTCATCCACATGGCATTTGGTGCTATTTTAGGTGTGGCTGCTTGGTCTAGAGGTCAAGAGAAAATAACATCCAATCAAAATAATAGTTATAGATAATGTCAGATACAGCAGCCAAAACTCTCCGTAAAGTTCCCGAACTACCTAAGATCAGAGGTAAAGCATCGGAGGTTTTGGCTGCTGAGCCTAAAGCTTCTTTAAGGCAACTTGCAGCCGATAATACTGATAAAAAGACACTTAAAAATATTTCTGGTATTCTGGATAAGTTTGTTTCATATTCTAGAACACCAGCGGATAGAACAACTGATATTACAATAAGAACGGTTCAGGAAGAAACTGCTGAGGCTCTAGAAACTACATCTCGTATTATTAGTCTTTCCACAAAACACCTTGAAGAGCAAAATAAAACACTTGAGGACATTCTAAAACTTCTTAGAACTAGAAGTAAAAAAGAAAGTGATGCCACAGGTGATGGTTCTATTCTTGGTAGTTTACTAGATTTACTAGATTATGATGGTGGTAGAAAAAGTAAAAAACAAAGAAGATATAGTAGTGAACGTGAAAAGAAAGCACGTCAACGTCTAAGACAAATGCGTCGCCAACGTATGATAAGAAAGTTGACAAGACCATTTCAAAGGCCTACAGCACCAACTATTACTCCTCCTGCTACTTCAGTTACTAAACCACCAGTAACTCCTGCTAGACCTACAGTCCCTGAAGTTAATAGAACACCAGTAACTCCAGAACCTGAAGCAAAGAAAACATATAAAACTGAATTTGATAAAAGTGGTAAACCAAGATATAGAGATATAGAAACTGGTAGGTTCATTAAAGATCCAACAAAACCAGTAACTAAACCTGATGTTACTACAACAAAACCAGTAGCACCTGAAGCACCAAAACCAGTAGCACCAAAACCTGTAACACCTGAAGCACCAAAACCAGTAGCACCAAAACCAGTAGCACCTGAAGCACCAAAACCAGTAACAGTAGCACCTGAAGTTACTAAAATTGAACAACCAAAAGTACCAGGAAAAGATGCAACAAAAGTAACTGGACAAGCTGCTAAAAAACTAAGTGGTTTAAAACTTGGTGGTGCTGTTCTGACTGTTATTGAAGGTCTGTCATTAATGACCGATCTAGATCAAATAGAACATGAATATACCATAGGTGAAATCAATAAAGAACAATATAAGCAACGATATGGATCTACCATTGGTTCATTCCTAGGTGGAACTGCTGGTGGAGCAGTCCTTGGATCAATCGGTGCAGTTCTTGGTGCACCTTTATTGGGTGTTGGATCAGTAGTTTTTGGTGTATTAGGTGGTGTAGCAGGTACATTTGCTGGTTCTGCTATAGGTTCATGGATTGGAGAAACAGTAGCTTCTGAACTTATGGGCGATACACCACCAAAACCACCATCACCTAGAGCAATGACTACAAAAGATCAAGAAGATATCAGATCTATGTTGCAGGATAAAGAATTTGTTTCATCTTTAGATCCTAAAGTAGTTAAAGTATTAGAAATAATATCAGATAAAGAACAAGTAGACCTTAAAAGTAATGTAAAGGCTAGAGGCGCTAAAAATATACTTGAAGGATTGATACAAGAAAATAAAGAAGTATTTGCAAAAGCATACAAGAAAAAAGAAACTACACAAGATAAGCCAGATGCTACTCCAGCACCACAAGTACAAGCAGCACCTGTAGCACAAGTGCCAGCAATACCTGTAGCACAAGTCCCAGCAACACCAGCAGCACCTGTAGCACAAGCAACACCACCACAAGGTCCACAAGTACAACCAACACCACAGTCTGAATCTATAGACAGAAATAAACTGATTGATAGACTAAAAACTGTAAGTTCTAAAATAACTGATAAAGATGAAAAGACTGTCAATCGTCTAGAAAATATTACTAGAATGATTCAGAATAATGAACTAAGTGAAGCATCTGCAGCTATTGAAAGAATGGAAAAACAAGTCAGTAGCACACAAGAAAAACCTTTATCTGAAGCATTTAGAGAAAGACAGAATAGACCACAAACAGCGCCAGATGCTCAAAGACAAAGACAATCCTCAATAACTGATGGGTCATATCAAGTAGCATCAGCACAAACTACTATGACAGATGCAATACCTGTAGCATCTGAAGAAACAGAAAGTAAACCTACAACTAAAAAAGCAGATGATGCAGATAATACCAAAATTTCAAATCAAAAAGAAATGGATGATCTTGAGAGATTATTGACTGGTAAAAGTAGTAAAAATATCAATGATGTAGCAGAAACACCAAAAGCATCAACACAACAAACAACTGAAGTCACAAGAATAACACCTGAAACAAAAACTATTGAAGCATCAAAAGCATCAGCACAACAAACAACTACAACTCAAAAGATAAAAACAAATACAAGTGATGAAGCTGCAGACCTAAGACTTTTATTGGAAACAGCTGTTGCTGATAGAAAAGATGAAGAAACTACTAAACGTGCAGAAGTTATCAGAAAATTAATAGATAAAGGTGAATATACAAAGGCTTCAGCTGATATAACTAAATTATCAAATACTGTAGATACCAAAGATTCAAAAGCCATTTCAACAGATATTTTTGGAACATCTATTGATATTAAACAAGAAACAACTGCAACTTCAGATGCTAAACCTATAACATCCGAGCCTGTAGTAAAACTTGCATCTGATATAAGTGCAGCAGGTGAAAAAATAGTTGATCCTACTAAAACAACAACAAAAGTTATCAATGAAACTGTAAATGATATAAATGGTGGACAAATCACTAAAGCAACTAATACGGTTGAGAAACTTAAATCTGAAGTAAAAGAACAAAATAAACTTTATGAAACATTAAATGATGCTATGTCCTTACTAGGATTTAAAAAAGATGTTACAAAGCAAACAGAACAAAGTAAAGATATAGAACAAGAAAAACCAGAAACACCAACTGCAACACCACAAGCACAAGCAATTCAAAACATACAACAAATGCAAGCACAAGTAGCACAAGCACCAGTCAGTTCCAAGTTCTCTTCAGGATTCTCTAAAATGGCTGGATTGGCTGCAGGGTTTATGGGTGCTAGTGCTGCAACTGCAGCGGTTGGTGGCAGCACAGGTGGTGCAAATAGAATAGCTGCCGGTACTCTAGGAACAGTTGGTGGTGCAGCCGTAATGGGTGCTATGATGCAACCACAAAATCTTGGCGCATTTGGTAGCATACTTTCTGGTGGTACATCTAGTCCTTCAGCTAGCAATATTTTTGGTTCTACTGCTACAGGACAAACTCCACAAGCAACACCAGTAAATCCACAAGGTGGTGCACAACCCTCTGGCGATTTTATGACTGAAATAGGTAAAGTGGCTTCAAATTTAGGTATAGATGCCTCAAATTTGATAGCTATTATGAAATCAGAATCCAGTCTAAATCCACAAGCAGTTAATCCAGTTACTGGTGCTTCTGGTTTAATTCAATTCATGCCCAATACTGCTAAATCACTTGGTACTACTGTTGAAGAAATAAGAAAAATGACTGCAATTCAACAGCTACCTTATGTTGAAAAATATTTTAAAAGTGTTAGAGTACAACCAGGTTCATCTGCTGGTAGACTTTATGCCTATGTATTTCTTCCAGGGAGAGCTAATAGAGAAGTACTTACACAAGCAGGTGAAAATTACTATGAATCAAATAAAGGTTTGGATGTAGACCGTGATGGTAAAATAACTATTGCAGATCTAGATGCTAGACTTGCAAAATACGGTGGTTCTGTTAGTGCTTCATTACAACCATCTAGACCATCAACAGGACCATCTTTAAGTGCTGGTGGAACTTCAATGGAAGCCGCAGATCAAGCACAAATGCGTAGTTCTGGTCAAGCACTTCAAAGTACTACAGCACCAGCACCAAGTACAGGACCACAAGGTATGCAAATGCCTATGGCTGCTACAGGAATGGGTGAAATCCCAATAAATATTAGACTTAGACAGTTGCAGAGTTAAACATGGCATTACCAGAAGTACCACTCAGAAAAGAACTATATTCTTCTAGACAAGAGGCTGGACTCCAGAAGCAACTAGCTAGTCTACCAGAGACAGTAAATAAGATAATAGTCTTTCTACAAAAGAAAGATTCAGATGAAAGTAAACAAAAAACTAAGTCTTTAGATTCCACACAAAAACAATATGATAAAATCAATGATATAAACTCTTCGTTGAGAGTCCTGACTGATAGTCAGGAACTTACAAATAGATTACTTAAAGATATTTTTAAAGAACTAAAAGTCGAAGCTGATAATGAAAATAAAGCAGATAATAAACTTGGTAATTTACAATCTCTAAAAGGTTTTGGTGGTGACTTACTTAAAAAGTTATTACTAGGTGGTACAGCAGCAGGTGCTGTTGCTGGCGGTATGAGTTTAGTTTCTAGTTTTTTTGATAAAGAAACAAATGAAACAGAAACTGAAACTAATACTGAAACAGAAATAGAAAAAGTCGAAGAAACAGCACAAACTATCACTATAGCAAATCAACCTGTTTCCAGAGAAGCACCGTTAACTCAAGAACAAATAACTGCTATAGAAACTTCTACAAGAATGGGTAATCGTTACCCAATCTGGGTAATGGAAAAATATAATTCTGAAAAACCTCAGCAAATTTCAAGTCCTGTAGCACAAGTAACACCACAAGTTCCAGCAGTACCTGTAGCACAAGTAACACCACAAGTTCCAGCAGTACCTGTAGCACAAACAGAACCTCAAGTTCCAGCAGTACCTGTAGCACAAATAATTGCAACACCTGCAGCATCAGTTACTTCACAAGTATCACCAATACCCGCTACACCACAAGCTCAAATAGCACCAGTAGAATCAGATTTACCGATAGAAGCTCAAAGCGCTGTTTCTGATATGCAAAGAAGACTTAGATCAGAAGGTTCTGGCGTTGTATCTGGTCTAGAATCGCTTGCAAATAATGCTGAAAACTTTTTTAGTGGCGTAAATCGACCATCAATAACATCCACTCAAGTTTCACCAATACCACAAGAAGTATCACCGATACCTACTGAAACAGTAGCACCTGCTGTATCTGGAATAACAGCCCTACCAATACCACAAGAAGTATCACCAATACCTGCAGAACCTAATAGAATACCACAAGAAGCACAAAGTGCTTCTTCTATTATGCAAAGAAATATCGGTAGAGAAGGTAATGAAGTTGTTTCTGGTTTAGGTGCACTTGCAAGTTCTGTTGGTAACTTTTTCAATGTAAATCAACCAGCAGCACAATCAGGAACACCTGTAGCACAGCAAATACCTGTAGAGCCTACAACATCAAGTTCGCAAATAATTGCAACACCAGAACGCCGTGGATCAGAACAACAAGATACTATGGCTGATCTTGAAAAGTTATTGGCGGACCCTGTAACACCTCCAGCACCTTCAATACCACAAGAAGTATCACCAATACCTGCAGAACCAGTATCACCAATAACTGCAGAACATGTAGCTACTAATGATATTTTTTCTGAAGGACAAAGAATTCTACAAGAATCTTCTGCTGTAAGAGCAAGGCAACGTGATTCTATGAGACAGGAATCATATTCGGCTCAACAGGAAGAACAATTTGCTGCACAAGCACCTGAGGTTCCAGGACCAAATATATTTGAACAAGGGCAAAGAACTCTACAAGGATCAAGTGATGTAAGAGCAAGGCAACGTGATTCTATTAGACAAGAATTATATTCTGCCCAAAAAGAAGATCAATTTATTGAACAAACAAAATCTGTTTCTGCGCCTGTAAGTATATTAGACTCATTTAAAGATGGACAACAAACTTTAGATGAATCAAATAGGATACGGGAAAGACAAAGAATTTCTGCAAGGGAAGAATTATATTCAGCTCAACAGGAAGAACAATTTGCTGCTCAAGCACCTGCAGTTTCTGCAGGTCGTAGATCCACATCAGACCCTAAAAATGTATTAAAACAAACCGATGAAAATATAAAAGCATATAAAAATCTGTTAGAGAAATTAAATGAGAATAGTAAATTTTCTGATGAAATTAATAAGAAAATAATCCCATTAAAAAGACAATTAGAACAATTTAATAGATTACAACAAAATTATAATACTTCTAGACTTCAAAATCAATTAAATGCTTATGAAACTATAAACAAAAATAGAATAGATCTTCATAATAATGTAAATGAAGAATTTGTTACTACTGTATCTATGTTAGCCGATTATAGAAGAATTGCTAATAACGGTACCAGAATTACTAAACAGGAAAAATTAGCTGAAATTGAAGATAGAAATAAAGTAGATAAAGAAAATCTAAAACAATTTAATGAATCATTAAAGAATTTAGAACAACAATTTAAAGCTGGTTCTTCTGGTGAAAGAAATACTGAAACACAACGTGAACCAGGATCTGAACGTGGTGCTGAACTTATTAATCCTGAATTACAGAGAGTTCAAGCCGCTTCTACTTCTGTATATACTACACCAGAATCAAATTATCAACAGCTATTAGAAAAATATAAAGCAGAAGAACTAGCACAAGTTCAACCTGGTGCTGGTGGTGGTGCTCAAGCTGAAGCTGTAGCTACTGCAGAACAAAGAGCACAAAAAGAATCTGGATACAAACCAGAAGTAACTAGAGTTGAACTTACACCCACTGATAGACAACAAAGACAAGAAGAAGTACAAAGAGATCAATCTGTTACCTCACAGATTTCCTCTGCATTTGAGCGTAGAGCATCCAGAACACAAGTTGATGAAACTTCAAATGAGTTTAAAACACTAAAAGAACAAAAATATACAGAAAAGTTAACAGAAGAAGAATCTATTCTAGGTCGAAAACTATTGGCTTCTGAACAAGCAGAACTTGAAACACAAGCTGTAGAAGAAGTCCGTAAGATTATTCAAAGTAAAAGTGATACAATAGATCAAGTACAAGCGCCACCACCTATTATACCACAGACACCACAAGCACAATCAGAAGATATATTACCAAAACTTATTGATAGACTTAAAGTTCTGAGTAGAAAAATAGAAAATCCAGATGAAAAGACAATAACTCGTCTGGAGAATATCACACGAATGCTTCAGGAAAAAGATTATGAAACTGCCAGTGCAGCTATCGAAAGACTAGAAAAACAGTTTACAGCAACTGATACAGATTCAAGAGATGTATTAAGACAACGATTTGAATCTATTTCTGGTTCTAGATCATCTGCACCTGGTCAAAGAAGATCTTCAATGGAAGATGGTTCATATCAGGTGGCATCAGCAGCACAGACAACTATGACGGATGCTACTTATATACCAGAGACTGCTAAGGATGATTTAGCATCTTCTAATCGACCATCCTTCATGAATACTATTACATCTGTTCAACAAGCACCATCGGCTTCACCCAATGTTTCTGGTCCTGGTCCAGCACCTACAGCGGATAAGATTGATTCAGCTGAGGGTGGTAAACCTACGTCTGAAAAACCAGAAAATGTTAGAGTGGCATCAACAGCAAATGTTGATAAGATTGATAAAGATCTTCTTGGTAGATTCTATGCTGCAGCCAAAGAATATGGTAAACCAGTTACTATTACATCTGGTTTTAGAGATGATGAAAAACAAGCAGAACTTTGGGTTCGTGCAAATGTATTCCGTGAACCTGGCATATATATGCCAGCTAAACCAGATAGAGAAACTACAATCAACTATCGTGGTCAAACATTTAAAGTTCCGGGTGGTCGAACTAGATCATCCCATGGTGGTTCTTCGCCAACGGCTACTGCCATTGATATTTCAAGAGCCGATGCAGATGCAATGGATTCTATGGGTCTATTTGCTAAATATGGTCTAAATCGACCATTTCCCAATGATCCAGTCCATATTCAAAAGAAAGGTGGGACGGCTACTCCACATGTTGAGGAAACTGCCACACCACAAGAAGTACAAGCAACTCAAGTAAAAAGTGAAAGTGTGACTACAGCTACTGGTCCATCTGGTGAATCTGATGCTGAGGGTGGTGTAGCAACACCAATGCAAGGTGAACAAACAACTGCAACTGGTGGCGCTGGTGCTTCTGGTCCTGCTGCAACAATGACACCAGGTGCACCTTCTTCTGGTGCAGCTGCATTAACGGCGTCTGTTGGTAATGAAGTTGCTAAGAGAACACCTGCTGAAAGTGCACCACCTATATCACCTGAAACTCCTTCTACACCAAATGCAGGTGCTGGGGATACAAGTTATTCTTCAAGTACATCTGATCCAGGTAATGTGGAACCTGCCGATGCGGCAACTAGATATAGAGAACTATTTGGTCTTATGGCGGCATAAAAAAAGGAGGGGATTTCCCCTCCTTTTAGTTTTAGTCCTTAGCAAGTGATTTGAAGAACTCAATATCCTCATCATCCTCTTCAGCCGCAGTCTTAGATGGAAGAGTCTTTTCTTGAACTTCACGTTCCTGCTTTGGTTCAGACCATGGTAGATCTTGATCCTCATCCTTCTTGATAGGAGAACGATTTGCAGAAGGCTTGTCAGTGCCAAGAACAACTGCTAGTCGCTTTGAAAGTTCCTCATAGGACTTGAAGTTACTTGGATCAAGGAAAGTCTGTAGTGAATGTTCTTGCTTCCAAATGGTCTCCATCTTGGAATCATCATCAAATAGAGGTCCAGCAGAAGCAAACTCAGACTTATCATAGTTGCGGTAACCCTCAACATTACGAATCTTGAGCTTGAATGCAGCACCAGTCCAGAGACAGAATGGATTGACTGGATCTTCATCGGCAAACTGAGGATTCATAGCCTCATTTAGCTTATCAAAGATCTTTTTACCAAACTTGAATAGTCGGACAGTCCCATTATTTTCTGGATTATTTTGATCGGTCACAATATAGATGTTAGCAATAAACGTTAGCTTACGCTTCTGAGCACGTGCTTGTTTACGAGCAGGAGACTCATCATCTGTAGTGGAGTTCCATAGCTTGGAGTTTAGTTCACCAACTGGATCGGTTTGACCAATAGTGGTCAGAGAGTTCTCGATGTACCATAGACCGGTCGGACCCTTGAAACCATGTTCAAAGACTCGCACGAATGGAACATCCTCATTTGGTGGAGCAGGAAGGAAACGAATCACTGCATAACCATTGCCTGCCTTATCCACATTGGGATACCAGAAACGATTATCAGACTTAGATTCACCTTGACTGTTAAGCTTCTGAAGCTCTTGTGTGAGCTTTTCCAGAGAACCTTTACCAGCAGTCTTTTTTAGAGCAGAAAAATCCATTTGTATATTCCTTATATAATAGTATATTTGTATATTTGTATAGTCGTGTATGTTTGGGAGTAATCCCAAGTGTATTTATAACCCTATAGAGAGAACTTGTCAATACAAATCTTGCGAATCTTCTCTTTGTCGTAGTGTAGAAATCCTCTATACTTCTTGATCTTAAGATATACTTCATTCCACACCGGGTCATACGACATATGCTTGTCCCAATATGATAGACAACCTACCATATTAGTTAATATAACCAGCGTCTCCAAAGTTATTTTTTCGGATAGAAAAAGTTTTAATATAAATGGATGCTGATTATCTTCTATTTTAAAGTTGGAATCAAACTCATCATGAAACTGAGATAAATCATTCTCGATAGTTCTTGTTATAGCTTGCGTCTTTTTTAGCCATTCATTATAAAGTTTATATCCTTCATCAGAGGATAT